GAAAAAAAAGAAAGGAGTAAAGCAATATGACAATATGGAATTTATATTTAATTACTGATTGTGATGTTGAGGTTGCTATATTTGACACTAATTTAAAAGAATTTTTATGGAAGGGTAGAAATGCTGATATGCCATCAACCTATATGCATTCTTTAATATTAAGCATAAATGTGAATAGATATTCAAAATTAATAATTTGTATATAATAGAGGTGAATATTATGTTAGTAAAAGAGTTATATGTAAATTTAATAGCTGGTGAAAATGTTAAAATATATAGTATAAAACAAAACGAAGATGTTTGGCTAGGTTCAGCATGTTATATTCCGTGTAAATATATGCTTGAAAAAGTAATTGTTATTTATAGTACACTATTTTGTGACAATAATAGCATAATTACTATAGTAATTAAATAAGGAGGAAAAAATTATGATAAAGTTGAAAACGCTATTATATCTGATACCAAGGTCTCAGCTTATCGAAGTAACATATAATAGAATTAATGAACCGCAGATGAAGGAGGTAGATATCAAAGAGGGTTTAATTCAAGAAACATACATTTTAAAGTATATTGTTACTTCCATACAAGCTGTACAGGGTATTTTGTATATTAATTGTGAAGAAAGGAGATAAAAACATTGAAAAAAGAGTATTTAAAGGCCATTAAAGAGTTAATTTTGCTTAAGTTATATGATGATTTTATAAATTGTAGTGTTATTACTTATATTGAACCGTCAATATCTTCAATTGTGTTTTGTATTAATGTCAATGGTTATAGACATATATTTAAAGCCCCTTTTGGATTATTTGAATCTGATTTAACTACTCAAGCACTTGCAGATATTATAGTAGACGAAGTAAAAGAATGGAGGGATAAATTTGACAATTAAAGATTTAATTAGCGTGATTAACAAAATGAAACACTGAATTTTATATTATACTGGAGGAATAAAAATGAATATATATCATATGTTAATTATAGGAACATTTACTATAGTGGCAATAATATTAATTGTACAATATTTTGATAATAACATACCAAAACTGATTGATATATTAACTATAGCTTCTACAATCCCTTGTTATGAAATAGTAGTTTACAGGAATGGAAAACGATTGAGGTATGAAGCATGGATATCATATATTAATAATTCAGTCAAGTATACTGAATTTAATGACGGTGTTTTATATGTAACAATTTCTTAATTTAAAAGAAAAAAGCTTGACAAACATTGTCATATAGTGTATTATAATCATAGAAAGCTACTAGCAGTAGCCAGCTACAATAAGTTACTAAAGACAAGGAGGAAATTAAAATGAGAAAACCAAGTGTAACACGTAGAATTAAAACATTAAACATCACGGTATTAGGTATAGACGTTAATTCATGTGAGCCAATGACAAAGACTTATCCACTTTATGAAAGTGAAGCCCCGAAGGATGAAGCAAAGCTTTTTAATTATGTTCGTAAAATGTATGAGACAGACGATTTCAAAATTTCAGCAATTACAAACAAGACACTTCTCGTTAAAACATATACTATGCCACTTGATAAGTATATTGAGGAAGCCGAGGTTATTGAGAAAGTAGATTTAGACAATACAACAGACGTAGATTTAGACAATACAACAGACGTAGATTTAGACAATACAACAGACGTAGATTTAGACAATACAACAGACGTAGATTTAGACAATACAACAGACGTAGATTTAGACAATACAACAGACGTAGAGTAGAAGATATAGGAGTTGTAATATGAACAAAGTAATACTTATGGGTAGATTAACCAGAGACGCAGAAATCCGCTATACCGCGGGGAATAACTCACTTGCAATAGCAAGATTTTCACTGGCAGTAGACAGACGTTATAGCAAGAATGCAGAGGAGCAGTCAGTGGATTTCATCAATTGCGTAGTTTTTGGAAAGATAGCAGAATTTTTTGAGAGATTTGGCCGTAAAGGAACAAAATTTGTTGTTGAGGGTCGAATCCAGACCGACAGCTATACAAACAGGGACGGACAGAAGGTATACACCACTAACGTCGTGGTTGAGAATGCAGAGTTTGCAGAGTCCAAATCAGGAAAGGCAGGCGGATTTGTACCAGCAGACAGACCCACACCTAGTCAGGCTGTCGAAGATGACTTCATAAACAAACCATTCAATATGTAGTGTCCACGAGGACAAATATTCAAGGAGGTAATAGAGAGTACATCAAACAATGGTAGAAAGTTTTATCGGTTAAAAAATGTTATAATTATTAATTACAAAAAAAAAAATCTGTGCATCATTGGGAAGGTGTTTCACCTTCCCAATATTTTACATGAAAGTTGGTGTTTTGTATGAATAAATCAACAAAGAAATATCAGCTCTTAAAAGAATATAATAAAGAGCGAAATCGTATTAAACGGTTTATTAGATATGCTGAAAAAAGAGGGTATGTATTCGAGCCAAATCTGATACCGCCAAAACCGAAGACTATAACAGCGGGTTCAGTACGGAGACTAGCAAAGATTAAGCCCGCTCAACTTTATTCTAGAGCGTACGCAATTAGTGCAGTAACAGGGCAACCAATTACAGTTGAGCAGAGAAAGAGAGAAATACGGCAAGAAGCATCAAGGAAAGCATGGGAAACTAGGCGAAGAAAAAAAGATAAAGAAGATTATAAAAGAATTAAAACTGATGCAGAATGGCAACAAATGTTTCATACATCTAAGTTAGTATGGGATAAAGTACAAGTTATGATAGAAAACGTAGGAGTACAGCTCTCACAATCTGCAGACCTTCTTAGCAATTTGTTAAACTCACAGATACAACAATATGGTGCAGATTCTGTTTTATTTTGCATTGGTCAATCAAGTGAGGATTTTTTGTCGACCTGTGAAGCTATAATTAAATATCATCCTAGTAGTGCTGTATCACAAACAGCCGTACAGCATCTATATACATTAATTAGTGGTAATTTGCCAAGTGCGAGCGAGCAAGCAGAAATTGACAAAGCATTATCTAACGATGAGAGTTGGGATGAAATATGAAAAAACAAATGATATATATGGTAGGTGATTTTGAGACTACTGTATATGAGGGGCAAACTTTTACTGAAGTATGGGCATCTGCTATAGTAGAACTAGGAACAGAGGACGTGAAAATTTATCATTCAATTAGAGAAACATATGACTACCTTTACAACTTAAAACAGAATATATGCATATATTATCATAACTTAAAATTTGATGGCTCGTTTTGGCTTTCATTCTTATTGGTTGATTTAAAGTATGAACAAAAGATATATGTTAATCCAAATAATAAAAACGATGTTCACTTTTTAAAGGAGAAAGATTTAACACCAAAATCCTTTGTATATTCTATTTCAGATGCGGGGCAATGGTACAGTATCTTAATCAAGACCCCATATGCATTGATTGAAATTAGAGATAGTTTGAAGTTGTTACCATTTTCCGTTGCTCAAATTGGAAAAAGCTTTGCAACAAAGCATAAAAAATTAGATATGGAATATACTGGTTTAAGGTATGCGGGATGTACTATTACAGATGCCGAGAAAAAATATATTGCTAACGATGTTCTTGTGGTTAAAGAAGCTCTGGAAATAATGCAATTAGAGGGTCACTTAAAACTTACTATCGGGTCGTGCTGTTTATCTGAATTTAAAACAACGATAGATAAACAAGACTATCAAGCTTTTTTCCCCGATTTAACACAATACATATTAAACCCAAACGAGTATAGATACTCAAACGCTGATGAGTATATTCGCCAATCATATAGGGGTGGGTGGTGCTACCTTAAGAAAGGATGTGAGAATAAAATTTATAGAAAGGGATTGACAGCAGACGTTAATAGCTTATACCCCTCTATGATGCACTCTGAAAGTGGAAATTATTACCCTATTGGAAAGCCAACTTTTTTCAAAGGCTCAATCCCACCTAAATGTTTAACTGATAGATTTTATTATTTTGTTCGGATAAGGACACGATTTTATTTAAAGCCAAACAAACTCCCTTTTGTACAGATTAAGGGCAGTTTTTTCTATCGAGCTACAGAGATGCTTGAGACAAGTGATATAGTAGATAAAGATACAGGAATTGCAAGTACATGGTACAAAGATTTTGATGGAAACATCAAGAAAGCTATTGTTGAAATGGTATTGACGCAAACTGATTTTGAGTTATTGCAAGAACATTATAACCTTGTAGATTTTGAACTATTAGATGGGTGTTACTTTCATACAATAAAAGGGCTTTTTGATGAATATATCGATAAGTATAAGCATATTAAGCAAACAAGTAAAGGAGCTAGGAGGACATTAGCGAAACTCTTTCTCAATAACTTATATGGAAAAATTAGCAGTTCGGATATTTCTTCTTTTAAAGTGGCTCGAGAAAAAGACGATGGCACTTTAAGTTTTACAACCTTTGAAGAACACGAAAAGAAAGTTATGTATATTCCCATAGGGTCAGCAATAACAAGTTATGCCAGAAATTTTACTATTCGGTCAGCACAGCAAAATTATAAGTATTTTGTGTATGCTGATACAGATAGTATACATTGCTGTACAACAAAAACAAATATTAAGGGAATTAAAATTCACCCTACAGACTTTTGCTGTTGGAAACTGGAGAGTTTTTGGGACGAGGCTATTTTTGTTCGTCAAAAAACATATATTGAGCATGTCACACATGAAGATGAAGAACCAATTAATGAACCATACTATAATGTGAAGTGTGCGGGTATGCCCGACAGATGCAAAGAATTATTTCTGAAATCAATGGAGGGTGTAACAGATGAAGAGCTAAAAAAGTACCCACCACTACAACAAGAATTTTTAAAGGTAAAAAGAACACTAGCAGATTTTAAGCAAGGATTAGAAGTATATGGAAAACTTCGACCTGTGAGAATAAGAGGTGGAATTGTATTACAAGAGACAACATATAAAATGAGATAAAATGTTTCATTCATACATTGATACACTGTATCAATGTAGAAATGTATGGCAACGTGAAACATAACAAAAGAGGCAGAAAAAATTCTACCTCTTTAATATATCTATAACGTTAATTCTTAATGCATGGGTAGGCATACACCCAACTACAAAGGTGTGTCTTATATTTCAAAGAGCCTTCCACACCAATGTTACAAAAATAACTAACGCAGATACCATTAATAATACGCTAAGGCTTTGAGAATACACTCTTTACAATCAAGTGAATAAAACCTAAAACAACCTCTATCAAAGAAGTATCTCATATAGTCAATTAACCATCCATTATTTTTAAGCATAACAAAATTAATATTATGGTCATCTGTAGTGACTGAAATTCTTTGTTTAAAATCAGAGTCAATCTTTTTGTCACAATATAATATGCTTTCTTCTTCAAACATTTTAACTGCGTACTCTTCACTCTTATATTTAAGCGTACATAAATATCGACTTTGACCCTTCATTTTTTCAATGAATGTACTATTATCATTGAGATACACATTCTGTGATGCATAAGCCACATAATTAGATTTGTTGAACGCTCTATTGAAAAGTGAGCTTTCCTGTGACTTAGACGCACTTTCATTATATCCTTGCTCAAGAACAAACCCATCCCCACGTAAAAATTTAACGTCACAGGTAAGTCTATCAGTGATGTTCAATGCTGTGTAATATGGATTAAGGAGTGTTACGGCGTTTGAAATCATTATAACAGGAACATATCTAACTTGGCTATTATTACCTCTTGCTATTGAAGTATGAATACTTATAAATTTACTGACTTCATCAGCGCAATAATGATTAGTTTCGGACTGAAATTCATCAAGAAGTATTCTTGTTACATCACTTAGATAATGAGAATATTTTTTAACTTTATCCGCACAATTTAGTGCAACAGCATAGCCACAGGATTTTCCCTCGTCCTCTTCATTGTATGCACTACACAAAAATAACTCATACATTTTACTATTACCAATTTGTACAGCCTTCATTGTATATGCAGTGAAAAAAAGATTATGTATGTCCTTAAAGAATTTGTCAGCGGAGTCCTTTAACTCGTCTTGAAATCTGTACAGTAGACAAAATTTTTCATTATATTTTAAAAACCGATTAACTAAATATCTATTAAAATATGTAGTTTTTCCAGCACTTCTATTTGACGTTGAAATATAAATTTCGGGTGTATTTCCATTAATGTCTTTCATACTTAGGAGTTTTGTACCATCATAATATTTTACTTTACTCATTTATCCACCTCCTTTACTTAATTATAACAAATTATCCACAATTTGTCAAATTAATGTTGATAATTTGTGGATAATATGCTATAATAAGAAAAAAGGAAGGAGGCCATATACATGGTTAATGATTTATCAACCTTGATTTCTACTCTTGGATTTCCTATAGGAATGTGCTTAATTATGTGCTATTACATTAATAAGATTAATGATGCTCATAAAGTAGAAACAGATAAATTTGCTGAAGCACTCAACAATAATACTGTTGTACTTCAGAAACTTTGTGATAAACTTGATAGCGAGGTAAATGTAAATGACAAGTAATGACATTGTAACAACAGCAAGAACTTACCTTGGCAAGCCTTATGTATGGGGTGGAGAATCCGAAGCAGAGGGAGGATATGACTGTAGTGGATTTGTATATTCTGTGTTGAATAAGTGTGGAATGAAAGTACCACGAACTACAGCACAGGGCTATTCATCACTAGGTAAAACAGTAACTAACATTCAAAGCGCTGATTTACTTTATTTTGGTAAATCAATTAAGAGAATCACTCACATAGCTATTGCCATTAACAGTACACAGATGATTGAATCGAGGGGAAATAGTAAAAACACAAAAACAAACAAAGGAAAAGGTGTATCAATTACTAATATTTCTCACCGAAACGACTTAGTGCTTGTTAAAAGGATTGTTGATTTCAAAAAGGAGAAACTATCAACTATGACTTTATTAAAAAGAGGAACTAAAAATCACGATGTCACAGTATTTGAAATACTGATGGCAAAGCTTGGATATTATACAGGTTCAATTGATATCACATATGGTAAAGGGTGTGTATCTGCTTGCATTAATTTTCAGAGAGCGCACAACCTTATACAGGATGGTGAATGTGGTAACAATACATGGAAAGCACTTCTTAGCGAGGTAATTTAATTGGCATGGTTAGCTATTGAGGGTACAAAAAAGTATTTTACACAGGCTCAAATGGAAAATAATGCCATAGAATTTAATGCATATTTCGCAGGAAAATATACATTAGAAAGCATCTGCGGTATGCTTGGAAACATTCAGAGAGAAAGCACGTTAAATCCCGCCCTAAAAGAAAGATTAAGCACAGCTAGTGGATGGGGTTTGATACAGTGGACGCCATCCACAAACCTCACCCACTATGCAAGTGCTCAAGGTAAGGATTGGAAAGACGGCAATTTACAATGTCAGCTTATTAATGCCGAAGTACTTGAAGGATATGGCGGTCAGTGGATACCAACTAAAAGTTATCCTTATAGTGGTTTAGAATTTTCTCAACTAACGGATGTTGAAGAAGCAGTCAAAGCTTACTGCTTTGAACGTGAGCGCGCTGGTGTTGTAGCACTTGATGAAAGAATACAAAATGGGAAGAATTGGTATGAGTATCTTAGCGGTACACCTTTACCGCCCACACCTCCCACACCTCCCACACCTACACCAGCAACAAGAAGGCATATGCCTATTTATATGATGTTAAAACGAAGATTTTAAGAAAGGAGAATGATAATGGCTAAATTATCAAAAGACGAATTAATCGAAAAAGTAAAAAAATATGTTGGCGATAGAACGGACGACGAAACAATTGCAATTATTGAAGATATTTCTGACTCATTTGATTCATCTGACGCTGATGAATGGAAACAGAAATATGAAGATAATGACAATATGTGGAGGGAAAAATATATTTCAAGGTTTTTTGAAAAAAATGACGATGAAATCGAAGACCCTACAGACGGTAAAGACGATGAAGAGAAGGAATATAAAACCTTCGAGGATTTATTTAAAGAGGAGGAAATATAATGGCTAAAAGAATTGCAAGTAGCACTTTAAATGCTACAACACTTGACATTTTAAATGTTATCAGACAGAATGCATCATATGACTATCAGCAAAATGTGCCAGTTGTTGATAAAACAAGTGATATCCCTAAAGTAGGAGAAGTTATTTATGGTACACCCGCGTTTGCAAATCAGTTTATTAATGCATTGGTAAACAGAATTGCTATAGTTAGAGTACAGAGTGCAACATTTAATAACCCTTATAGTATTTTGAAAAAAGGATACTTAGAGTTTGGCGAAACAATAGAGGACATTTTTGTTTCTATTGCTAAGGCTGTAGATTATACACCTGAGAAAGCTAGTGCTCGAGAATTTAAACGCACATTACCAGATGTTAGAAGTGCTTTCCATACAATGAATTGGCGAGTAATCTATCCAGTTACAATACAGGATGAAGATTTGAGACAGGCTTTTCTAAGTATTGATGGCGTTACAGATTTAATTGCTAAGATTGTAGACAGTGTATACACAGCCGCAGAGTATGACGAATTCTTACTCTTTAAATATCTTTTAATCAAGTCTATTTCACACGGTAAAATGAAACCAATAGTTATTGAGAGTGATACTGATTTAAGTAAATCCGCTGTAGCATTTAGAAGTGCATCAAATATTTTACCTTTTATGTCTAATGAATACAACGAAGCAAAGGTTAAAACTAATACACCTAAAGACAGACAGATTATTTTCATGGATGCAAAATTCAATGCACAGTATGATGTTAATGTTTTAGCAAGTGCATTTAATATGGATAAAGCAGACTTCATGGGTAGACTGTTTTTGATTGATAACTGGACTGATTTTGATAACGAGCGTTTTGATATTATTAGAGCAAATTCAGATGGTATCGAAGAAATTACAAGCGAAGAACTTGCAAAGTTAAATGACGTTAAAGGTGTACTTATTGATGAAAACTGGTTCCAAGTTTATGACAACAATAATAAGTTTACTGAACAGTATGTAGCTAGTGGACTTTACTGGAATTATTTTTATCATGTTTGGAAAACAGTTTCAAACTCGCCTTTTGCCAATGCTATCGTGTTTGTATCTAAGACAGCGGATGTAGTATTGCCAACTACATTAACTTGCAAGTGCATTAATAAGGATATTTCAGATGAAGCTATTGTATTAGCATTTAATACCGATACAGATACTGCATCCCTTAGGCCAAATAGCGTACATTTTGTACAGACAGATGCTCTTACAAATGATGGAATTGCTGTACAGAAATATGGAGTTGTGATAATTCCTAATAGTGCAGTCGACAAGGAAATTACTATTGTAGCAGAAATTGACGGCACAATATATACCGCACCATCTAAGACAACAAGTGCTATTAACGTTGGAGATACTCTTACATTATCATCTAAGACAACAAGTGCTATTAACGATGGAGATACTCTTACATTATCATCTAAGACAACAAGTGCTATTAACGATGGAGATACTCTTACATTGAATAAAGCGTAAAGGGGTGATTATGAGTGATTCAAACACTTTATATCCCACTGATACTGTTGATGCAATTTGTTTAATCGAGGTATAATAAATAGTGGTGGGTTAATTTCCCACCACTAAAACAAAAAGTAAAGGAAATGAAATAATGTATATAGAACCTAATAGCGTTATTAAAATATGCACTGGTGTACCACTTTCCACACAGCAAAAACATACTATTTATTTTTCAAGCATTGAAGCTCAAACAAACTATTTTCTTAGTAAAGTTAAAAGTGGTTTAGAATTTAACAAGGTGTCTTATAACAGAGTGAATAAAGGTAAATGCCGTGTACAGTCTACACCTGATAAGCTTTATGACTGTAATTATATGATGTTTCAAAACACCGCATTTAGCAATCGTTGGTTTTATGCTTTCATAACTGGAATTGAGTATATCAACAATATAACGGCAGAAATAAGTTTTGAAATTGATGTACTACAAACTTATTGGTTTGACATTAAAAGAAAAGAATGCTTTGTTGAAAGAGAACACAGTTTAACTGATAATATTGGTGAGCATATTTTACCCGAAAACGTTGAATGCGGTGAGTATGTATACAACGGTAAAGGACAAGTCATTGGACTGGGTTCGTTGAGTACTTGCACTATGGTACTACTTGCTACCACAGGCGGATACATGTACGATGGCGTTTACAGTGGTTATCAAATCAAGGCTTTTTCAAACACCGAAGCGGGTGGAAATAACCTCACTAATTTTTTGAATCAACACTTAAAAACGCCCGATAATATATTGGCACTATACACTTGCCCTACAGATATACTACCCGTTGAAGTGACAGACGAAGGAGTAAATATAACGTTTACTGGTCAAACAAATCCTATTAATGTTACTGGCACAGCTATTACTGCTAACGATACATTAAATGGTTATAAGCCAAGAAATAAGAAACTATATACTTACCCATACAACTTCAATGAAGTAAGAAACAACTGTGGACAGACATTGATTCAAAGATACGAATTTTCAGAAAATCTTACACCTTACTATAACATTGTAGGAAATATGACAATGCCTGTACAGGAAGTGCTAAGGCTTGACAGATACAAAGCCACAGAAACTAGCGGTACTGATAGAATGGATATGACTGAAACCATAACACTTGATAGTTTCCCTTTATGTTCATGGAATGTGGATGCCTTTAATGCATGGGTAGCTCAAAACGCTGTACCAATTACTGTTAATGCTATCCCATCTGCTATTCAAACTGCTGTTGGTTTGTTTACGGGAAATGAAAGTAACTCTACTTTAGGCAGTGTGCAAAATATACTAACAAGTGCTTATACAGCAAGTATATCTGCTAATGATGTAAAGGGCAATTATGCTACTAACAATGCTCTTTTTGGCAAAGGCCAAGTATGTTTTGAAGCTCAACGAAAATCTATTACTGCTGATTATGCCAAGGCTATAGATAAATATTTTGATGTATTTGGGTATGCTTGTCATACAACAAAAGTACCTAACGTGTCAAGCAGACCACATTGGAATTATACAAAGACTGTTGATTGTACAATAATAGGTGGAGCACCTAGTGATGATATAGCGTTAATTGAAAGCTATTTTAATAGCGGGATTACCTTTTGGAAAAATCCTAGTGAAGTTGGAAATTATTCACTTGATAATTCTGTTTAGAAAGGAGGGATAAAATGAGTAAAGCAAGAAAAGCAAGACGAAGTAAACAGAGAACAAATTTTGATGACAGTGTATTTTATCAACTTTATACGTTTGACCAATACTTAGATTTATTTACAGAGATAGCCATAAGCTCGTTTGAGTGGTCTGGACTTCCTAGTACTGTAGATGCCAGATTTATTGAAGTTGGGTTGTACGAAAATAAAGCTATGCTGTATTTTAATGATGATGTGATGGGTAATCTATGCTTGCGTGGTATGCTAGGCGGACAACTTGATGTTTATAACATACCGTTATATAGGCGAGCTTATGCTTCTAATGGGTATCAGCGTACTTGTGGTCGGGATGATAGTGTTATTATATGGGATAATATGACTCATTGGTGCTGTAAAGATAAAATGTCAATATATGCTAAAAGACTAGCTGAACTTGATGCAAGTATTGACATTAACTGTAAAGCTCAAAGAACACCTATTTTAATTAAGGGTAGCGAGCAACAGCAATTAGCTTTAAAAAATGCTTATATGCAATATGATGGAAACCAACCTGTTATTTTTGGTAATAATGATTTTATGGATGGCGATGGAAGCTCGTTTGGTGTGTTTACAACTGGTGCACCTTTTGTAGCTGATAAGTTATATGAATTAAAAGTTAATCTATGGAATGAAGCTCTCACATACCTGGGTGTAACTAATATCAGCGTTCAGAAAAAAGAAAGAATGATAAAAGATGAAGTGCAAAGACTACAAGGTGGTGTAATGGCAAACAGATATTCGCGAGAATTTGCAAGACAACAGGCATGCGAAGAGATTAACAGAATGTTTGGTACTCAAATAAGCTGTCACTTTCGTGATGTATTTAATCAAAATAAAGACGGGAAGGAGGATAATGATAATGAGTAAATATACAACAGAAGTTAGGTTTATATGTGAAACAAATGCAAATTTAACAGAATCACTCGGTTTTAACGACATTGAAAATGTTCTTGACAAATCATGGAATAAAATTTTTAGTGACTTTCCTATTTTTGACGAAAAATATAGAGCAGAGCTTTGTAAAAAGATTTTAAGACATTACTATACTCGAGAGATTTGTTGCGAAACTGTTGGAAGATGGAAGTTGTTTCTTAGTGATAAAATGAAAAACATAATGCCTTATTATAATCAGCTTTATCAGAGTGAATTGTTAAAAATTCAACCGTTAGTTAGTGTGGACAGGTGTGTTACACATGAAGGCAGTGGAAGCGAAACCAAAACCACTAACAGAAATGGCACTAATACTAGCACCTCAAGAACGGATGGAAGCACCGATACTTGGAGCTATTACAGTGATACACCACAGGGCGGTATTAACGGACTTGATAGTAACGATTATTTAACAAATGCTACACACAATGTGGGAACGGATGGTACGAGTACTACGCTAAACGGAACAACTAGCGATAATGAGACAGGAACAGGAAACAGAAACGATAGCTATGTTGACAAAGTTTTAAGTTATGAAGGTAATCAATCAGAAATGCTACTAAAGTTTAGAGAAACGTTTTTAAATATTGATATGATGGTTATTGATGAACTTAAGGACTTATTCTTTACAATTTATTAGAAGGGAGCGTTTATGTATGAGTAACTGTGACAAAGAATTCTTTCGATTTTGGTGTTATAAGGTTTTACCTTTGGTGTATGATGATAGCCTAAGCTATTATGAAATACTTTGTAAAATGGTAGATTATATCAACAATTTGATTGAAACTGACAAATTACAGAACGATGAAATCAATAAGCTAAAACAGGAAATACAGGCGGTGCAAAATTGGATTGATAATTTCGATACTAGCTTTGCTGAAAATGTTATTGCCCAATATTTGGCTACTATGATTTTTGTGTCAATTAGTGACAGTGGGTATATTATTTATAATATTCCAAAACACTGGGAAAGTATAACCTTTAATACAACTGGGTTAGATATTGAAAATAACATAGGTGTTGGTGATTATGACTATGGCCATTTAGTATTAAGTTATTAAGAAAGAGAGGTAAAAGTAATATGAGTTATGGATTGATTAATAGACAGTATGTGGGTGCTAGGTATGTGCCGAAAATTATGGGTGAATGGAATAAGGCTTTGCAGTATGAAGCGTTGAGCGTGGTAACTTATATGGGCAATAGCTTTACGAGTAAAGTACCAGTGCCTGCAAATGTGGAAATTAATAATACAGATTATTGGGTTAATACTGGTAATTATAATGCACAGGTTGAAGAGTATAGAAGAGAAACTCTTGAAGCTAAACAGCTTGCAAATAATACTAACACTGATTTACAGGCATTTAAAAAAAATCAGACCAATACTAATAATGAAATTAATAATAAAATTGATTTAACAACAAGTGCATTAAATAATTTAAAAAATGCTGTGTTTGACGGCGATACTCCTAGTGTTATTACAGTTGCCAAAAATGGTGGAAGATTTCATACAATTAATGAAGCTATTACTTTTGCAAAGAAATATTGCGATAGATATACAAGAGTTACAATTTTAATCTTCGGTGGTGTATACAGAGAAAGTATTGTACTTAAAAAAAATCCAGGTATAGACCTTGTTGGTATTGGTATGCCAGAGATTATTAGCGATGCGCCGTATCCTGATGGTGCCGCAAATATTTATGGAGATACTTATATTGAGGGTATTTATTTTCATTCAACTGGTAAAGATAGTTATGCCTTTCATCTTGACGGCAGTACCGATACAAGTTGTGGCACTTCAGTAACTGTTGTAAATTGTAAATTTGTTAGTAATAATCAACCAGCACTAGGCTGTGGGTGCACAAGAGGGTGTAAATACACTTTTATCAATTGTACATTTTATGGTTCAGACGGCATTTATGTACATAATGAAGCTAGTGCTAATGTTGATAAACAGGAGTTTCATGCAATAGGATGTAAAATAAATGGCAAAAATCATGCCGTTGCTATTGATGACGCCGCTAAATTAAATTTTGGCGCTACTGGCTCACCTTTAGTACTTAACTTTGCTAACTCTTATACAACCGACAATATAAATAGCATGATTCTTTTTAGATTAACAAGTGCTAATAGCTATAGATACATACCTGGTGATAAAAACGGCATCTCACTTTCACCTGCGTCTACTACACAAATAGTAGCACTTGATTATAAATATCAAGGTGGTTACACTATAACAGTATCTGTACCTACCTATGCAAACAGTAGAGCTGTATATATTCCAGTAGAAAACGCTAACTTATTCGAATGGACAGTAACAACATCAATACCGGGGACTGGCACTTTCCCTTCAAAAGTTACAAGTGTTGGTGCGCACTGGCTGACAGTGACAAGAGATAGCGGTGACTGGAATGGAAGTACAATACAGGTAG